CAAGGTTTTAAACAATAAGGATATAAGTTATGGAAATGATCGACGTATTAAAAAAATTAGAAGAAATTGCACAGACTAGACCAGAGCTAGTGGCAGATGCGGTAGACAATGTTTCAAGAACTAATCCTGTACAAGTACAAGACAACACAGTACAAACTGAAAAAGTTGGTGGAATGTCAGACGTACACATCGGTGCTGAAGAAGTAGTAGGCGAATACGCAGATGAAGACGGCAATTTAAAAATGCCAAAACAAGACGTGTTAAGAGCAATGGCGGCTGAAAAAGAAAAAGCAAGTTTTCCTAGATCATATGAAATCGAAACTGCAATGGACATGGTCAATGACAAATTTGGCAACGACGGCATAGCAAAAGACGACATGGACATGAGTTCAGAACAACCAGCACAAGAGCCAGAAGCGTTAGAAGGCAATGCATTTGCACAAGCAGTAACACAAGCCAAAGCGGCAGGCATGAAAAAAGGCGACAAGTTTAAAGTCGGTGACGAAGAACATACATTAAGAGACAGCGACTTTGAAGGGGAGAGCACAAGAGATATGACTACAGAAAAAACAGAAGGTAAAATACCAGCAGGCTTAAAAGCATACCAAGATAAAAAAGCAGGCAAAAAAGAAACTGTAAAAGAATCAATACAGATTTCAACAGATTCACCACAGGAAGCATCAATGATGATGCAACTTCTAAAATTAGCAGGTGTGCAACCAGTTGATCAAGCAATGATCAATCAGGAGCCAGAAGCAGGCGAAAATCCAGCACACGGTGAGCCAGGACACAGTTGTGGTCACGATGACGATGCAATGGGTTCAGGCGAGATGGGCAGAATGAGAGACATGATGACTGCACCAGCAGAAGAGAAAGCTGAAGAAACATTTGCGAATTCAATGGGTGATGAGAAAGAAGAACCAAAATATCAAGACACAGACACATTGGTAAATGTACACTCAGGTGGACTTAACTCACAAAAACAACAAGTGAGAAAAGAATATCCGGGAGACAATCCTTTAGCAGTTAAAGAAGATACAATAACTGAATTGAATTTAGCTGACAGTTTAAGAGCACAGTATGAAGGTTTCAAAGCACAGTACCAAGAAGCGGCAAAACCTGACTTCTTAGACATGGACAAAGATGGCGACAAAAAAGAACCAATGAAGAAGGCCATCAAAGACAAAGAAGCAAAGTAATACTTTTCCAAACATCCTAACAGCGTTAAATATCTGCATGAAGCTCTGTACAGAACCATGGTCCACTGTGACTATCGATTATAACGGCGATATCAAACCTTGCTTATGTGCTGATTGGAACACCGTGGGTGCTATTGGTAATATATTAGATAAAGATTTAATAGAAATACTCGATTCTGAAAAACTTCAATTGTTTAAGTCACAGATATCAAGTGGAAACTACTCTAGTTGCACAGAAATTTGTCCGATCAAAGATCATATCACAGATAAAGATCCTTCGGTTATTGATAACCTTACTGTGCCAAATAAAATTTTACTATCTGTCGATCTAAACTGTAACTTGGCTTGTGAAAGTTGTAGAACCCACAATATCTTTTCATCAAAAATAAACAATGATGCCCTTACAATTTTAAATAAAATTTATGATTTTTATTACGATAAACAAGTGGAACTACAATTCGATGGTGCAGGAGATCTATTCGCTTCTAAGGCATACCAACATTTTTTACAAAAAAAATTTAATGACAATTTTAGATTTCATATTATTACTAATGGTAATTTACTTAAGAAACAAAAAAAGATTGTTGAAAATATAAAGAATAATATTATATCCATAGATGTTAGTATAGATGCCTCTAATGCCGAAACCTATAAGAAAACAAGGGGTGGTGTTTTTCAGCTGGTCAGAGAAGGTATTGAAATGTGCGTATCCATGGGCATAAAAGTGAATTTAAGTTTTGTCGTACAAGCAAAAAATTACAAAGAGTTAAAAACATTTTGGGATCTAGCTGTAGAATTAAAATGTCATTCTGTTATGTTTCACTTGGTAAGAAGATGGTGGCACATGGATGACACGTGGTGGGGGAAAAATAGTATCGAGCATTTACCAAAAACAGAAAGAACTATTCTTTTTAACCAGCTATCATTTCTCAAAAAAGTAGAGAAGCATGTGACTCCCGATAGCGTCCGTGTGAACATGACTGGAGACCTGTATAATTTTAAACCTTAAATACTACACTATGGCATATGTATCACTAGATAGCGACCAAATTAAGAAGGCGCACAAGAAACACAAATACACTAAAACTCAGGTAGAGCAACTAGAGAAGTGCATGGATCAGAAAGATGGTCCGTTGTTCTTTATGAAAACATTCATGAAGATCCAACATCCTGTTAAAGGTTCTATTCCTTTCCATCCATTTCCGTACCAAGAGAGACTGATAGCAAGTTACAACGATCACAGATTTAGTATTGCCATGCTACCCAGACAGACGGGCAAAACAACCTGTGCTTCAGGATTCCTCATTTGGTATGCCATGTTCAGACCGGATTCACAGATACTAATCGCGGCACACAAATACGCAGGTGCATCAGACATTATGTCAAGGGTGCGTTATGCCTATGAGATGTTACCAGCATGGATTAAAGCAGGTGTAACACAGTACAACAGGAACAGTATAGAATTTGACAACGGCTCAAAGATATCAGCAACTACAACTACTGAGAATACGGGACGGGGTATGTCGCTTACATTAGTATATTGTGATGAGTTTGCATTCGTGCAACCACCTGAGAAAGCCAAGGAGTTTTGGACATCACTATCTCCTACATTGAGTACAGGTGGTAAGTGTATGATTACTTCTACTCCCAACTCGGATGAAGATCAGTTCGCCATGATATGGAAAGAAGCCAACAAAAGATTTGACGAATACGGCAATGATAAAACTGTAGGAACCAATGGTTTCTATGCCATGAAAGCACACTGGTCAGAACACCCGGACAGAGACCAGGCATGGGCGGACGCAGAGAAGGCCAGGATAGGAGAAGAAAGATTCAGAAGGGAACATGAATGTGAATTCTTGATCTATGACGAAACACTGATCAGCAGTACCCACCTGGTAGACATGGAAGGATCAACCCCAGTGGAAACAACAGGACAGGTACGTTGGTTCAAGAGACCCACGCCCGGAAACACATACCTAACAAGTCTAGACCCTGCCATGGGAACAGGTGGCGACTATGCCGCGATACAGGTTTTCGAACTTCCTAGTTTTGAACAAGTTGCGGAATGGCATCACAACACAACACCCATGAATCACCAAGTTAGAATTTTACAACAAATTAACAAACACATACACGATGCAATAATGGACAAAGATACAACAGCGTCTCCGCAAATATTCTATTCAATGGAGAATAATTCAATAGGTGAAGCGGCCTTACTGAGAGTCATGGATATAGGTGAAGAAAATATACCCGGTATGTTCTTGTCTGAACCGATCAGGAAAGGACACAGACGTAAGTTCAGAAGAGGATTTAATACAACAGCAAAACACAAGATAGATGCCTGTACAAAATTTAAAGAACTTGTTGAGAATGACAAAATGAAATTAAACTCGCAATTACTGATCTCAGAACTAAAGGACTTTGTTGCATCAGGCATGAGTTACAGTGCAAAGGCAGGGCAACACGACGATCTAGTCAGTGCTTGTTTGTTAATGACACGTATGATAAAAACATTGGCTGATTTTGACCCCAAAATATTCGAGAAATGGACAGATAGGACTTCAGAGCTTAAACCAATGCCTGTGTTTGGATCTTTCTATGGCTAACAAACAAACTAAATAATGCTACATGAACCCAAAAAATTCACAAGACCTATTCAATAAGATCAGATCACAGTTCACAAACATCAGACTAGGTGATGAGAACGGTGCCGCAACAGCCGATTCAGAAAGTGCTGTGTTCTTTGAATTTGAATTCCAGGAAGATTCCGACACATTTGGATCAGTGAGTGTATCAATAGCAGACGGTGAGACCATGAAAGTGTTTTATAACCGTAATCTAGTGGACAAGATAGATGAGGACAGCAAAGGTGAATGGTATGCATTCCTTAAGGAACTGAAAGACTTTGCAGTGGAGCATCAATTACGTTTTGATGTGCGTGATATAACTAAATCGAACCTATCGAAGCAGGACTATGAAAATCTTGCAGATACGAACAAAACGGTAAATACTGATGAAATGTCAGAAGAACTAAACAGAATCACTAAACTAGCAGGTGTTGAAAAGGCACCGGTTGCAGAAGGTCTAACAGGAACTTCAAAAAGTTCATTTGAGAATCTAAACAAAACAAAATTAATAATCAGACACAAAGGCAAAGTTGACGAAACTGTGCCAGGTGCAAGATCAAGACAGATACAATCACTATACATCGAGAACGAAGAAGGTGAAAGATTTAAATATCCATTGACTCATCTAGCAGGTGCGAGAGCCATGCAGAGACACGTGTCAAATGGTGGAAGACCGCATGACGAATTTGGAGAACACATCGTTGCAACTTCAGAGGACATAGCAAAATTAAATTCATTCTCGAGATACGTCACAAACAAAGATCAATTGAATGACAACGCAGGTGACATCATTGACCAGACTAAATTAAAACTAGAGAACCTAAGAGGTTACATGAAGAACATTGCCAAACAAAGTCATTACGAAGCGGCATCAAAAGATTTCAAAACAGCAGATGAACAAATACTAGATGACGAGACTGTTGCAAAATTAAGAGAGAAATTCACAATGAAGAATCTAGATAACAGGGTGGAAGATGCACTACCGTTGATCAATAGAATAATGAGCGAGTACGATGACGAAGAAGATCAAATGAAAATTAAAGATACGCAACCTACTGTTATACCAAAAGATACTGATCCAATAGATGCACCAGCAGAACCACAAGTGGATCATGGTGCAATAGTACAAAGTTTCTTGACTGATCCGGAAGCAAAACTGATTCTAAGAAAAGATGCATCTGCAGACAAGATGTTATCAGCAACAAAATTCAAAGACAAGAGCACAATGCTTGGTGCAATACTTTCAGACATAGCATCAAGAATGTTAACAAAGACAGGTGAGGAAGACAGGGTGGCAAACTTTGCTTCAAGAGTAGCAGACGGTATCGAGTCAGAAGGTTCTGCTATGTTCAAGCCAGGTCCAGACTACAACAGCAATAAAAAAATTGCAGTACAGTTAGCAAAAAGATACATTGACGATTACAAGAAAATGCAATCAGATCCAGAATACGGAAAAGAAGTGAGAATGGATCCGGAAGAGTACAATCCTAAGAAACATCCTAAACTGGACAAGAGAGCTAGGGGTGAAGCAACTGAATTTGAAGAATGGGCAGAAGGTGTTGCTAATGAATACGCAACTCCTAAAGATGCAGAAGACAGACAAGCAAAATTAAAAGCACTACAAGATTTACAGATGGATCCAAACACAAGCAAAGATCCGGAAATGCAGGCAGAGATACAAAAAAGAAAAAGAGAATTAGGAATGCCGAAAGAAGAAAACCAATTAGAGGGTTTGACTTTTGAGGACATCAAACCTTACGTTTCAATGTACACAGACAAGGATGGCAAGAAAGTGAACGCCGTGCTAGACAAGGACGGTGAAGAAGTTTTCAAAACACATGACGCGAAAGCGGCAATGGCATACCTTTCACAGAACTACGACAAACTTAAAAAAGAAGATGCAGAAGAAAGATTAATAGACTTAGATAAAGAAGTTTTACCAGATCCCGGAACACCATCAGTAGAAACACCAGCAGTAGGAACTGAAGACAATGCTCCAGACATGGTTGTTAGAGATCCAGAAGATGAAGCAGAAGACAAAGAACAAGAAATAGCGAAAGACCAAGTTGATGCTGAAAAGATCAACACAGAACTAGACAGAATTAAGCAACTGGCTAACATCCAATAATAAAATACCCACATTACCAATAATAGTAGTAGACAACTGATAAATATCATTGTATATTATGTACTATATGTCTAATATACATTTAGGCAAATTAAGGCAACTTAAAACTAACAAACATAGGCACACAAGGAGGCTTACATTATGGCATCATTAGCTGAGATAAGAGCGAAGTTAAAATCCCAAGAAGTTAATCGCTCAACTTCACAAACAGGCGGAGACAACGCCATCTATCCACATTGGAATATAGCAGAAGGATCAGAAGCAGTACTTAGATTCTTGCCCGATAAGGATACAACAAATACATTTTTCTGGACTGAAAGAAACATGATCAAATTACCTTTCGCAGGTATTAAGGGTCAGACTGACTCAAGACCAGTGCAGGTACAAGTACCATGTATGGAGATGTATGGCAAGACTTGCCCAGTACTAACAGAAGTTCGACCATGGTTCAAAGACAAGAGCATGGAAGACATGGGTAGAAAATATTGGAAAAAGAAAAGTTACATTTTCCAAGGTTTTGTTACAACAAATCCGTTGGCAGAAGATTCAACACCTGAGAATCCAGTTAGAAGATTTATAATTGGCCCTCAGATCTTTAACATCATTAGAAGTGCATTACTAGATCCAGAGATGGAAGAAATGCCTACTGATTATGTAAAAGGTGTTGACTTTAGAATCAACAAAACAACTAAAGGTGGTTACGCTGACTACTCAACATCAAAATGGTCAAGAAGAGAAAGAGCTCTAGACGAGGCAGAGAGAGCCGCAGT